CTTTGGTCAGATACTTACGACCGATATATTTCTTACCGTTGACTAAGTTTTCGATGAGATATATGAAGCCATAATAATCTTCGACTTCAGTAAATTCTTTGTCTTCGTATAACCACATAGATCACATTCCATTGGCAGAAAGATCTATTTATTCGTGTTTTTTTCTACAAAAACATATCCCAAATACGGTCCACCATAATGACATTTATCAGAACCACTGTTTGCATATCGATAACATTTTGTGCAAACAGCACATTTCATTTCAATAATTTCTGGTTCTTTATTCGTCTTCTTCATCAAATGGATCTTCAAGCTCGAGCTCAGCAGAACAATATGGACAATATTGTGGAAGAGCGGAGCTTTCTGTAATTATTTTAAATTCCTGATCGCATGAGGAACAAGTAATCCAATCCATTATAGCGTAAATCCTTTAAATGTGTTTTCATCAACATCTTTTTTTACTCCGCCAATCACATAGCTAGTAATTTCTGTTTCTTGCGGGGCAACTTGTACATCAGAACCCGATATCCACTTCTGTGTCCATGGCAGTGGATTCGAACCAGGCTTGCCGTTTAGACCAACGGCTCCCATACGCTTTGCAGCAATATGATCAACATAATCACAGAGTAACTGTTCGTTTAAGCCAATCATTGACCCGTCCTTGAATAGATACTTCGCCCAAGCCTTTTCCTGTTCGACAACATCGTTGAACATCGTAATGCACTCGTCTTTTGTTTCTTCAGCAATTTTCGCAAAGTCAGGATCCTCTTTTGGTAGAATCTTGAGAAGCTGCTGTGTCGAGGCAAGATGAACGTTCTCGTCACGCGCGATGAGCTTGATGATCTTGGCGTTACCCTCCATCTTCTTAACTTCAGCAAAAGCCCAGCTACACGCAAACGAGACATAGAACCTAACTCCTTCAAGAGCATTTACAGCATTCAGGCAAAGCCATAACGCTTTCTTATGATCATAATTATATCGCATAACACTATTAAATGCAATTAGATCATCATAGTACTTACTGATATCATGAGCACAGTCGGCTATTTCTTGGATGTCGAGCATCTCGTCAAATACCCTTGACGGATCTGAATAAACGTTTCGAATGATATGAGTGTAGGATCGACTATGAACCGTTTCGGAAAATGTCCATGTTTGGATCCAAGTTTCGAGTTCGGGGAGCGAACAAATTGGAAGAAACGCCAGGCTAGGAGCACGTCCTTGTACAGAGTCAAGAAGAATTTGTCTTTTGAGATTGCTTGTGAAGATGTGCTTTTCATGGTCGGTTAACCCCTTAAAGTCTTTACCATCTCTTGACAGATCGATTTCTTCTGGTCTCCAAAAGAATCCGAGTTGTTTGTCTGTCAGCTTCTCGAAGATATTATAACGTTGCTTATCATAACGAGCAATATTAACTTGTTTGCCGAAAAAACAAGTCTGTTCTGTAGCATCAAACATTTCGTTTGAAAAAACGGTCATTCAACTCTCCAAGTAATGGTATTTAGTTTGATATCTTTCGGCCAATCGCCTTCGGTATATGATTTGTCATGGAATCGAAGTTCATTGGTAGGCATAATAGTCAGTCTACCATTATCTAATTGAATAAACATAAATTCCTTCAACTGAGAAGGATCTTGTGAATATCCATCGTACATTGGAATTACTGTAAAAAGATAACGACCAAAAAGGCCGTTTCTTCGAATCTCTACTCGTTGGCTATGTAAATAACTATATATTAATACCGAAAACTGATCACCATAGCAATCCCATATTTGTGTATCTTCAAGCTGCCAAGTTTTTTCTGGATTTGGTGTGAAAGCTAAGGCGTGAGGAGGAACTCCACGCCAAACCGCTCCGCACTCGAGCATGACATGACAACCCCAAGAATGTCCAGCTTTGGCGTGAAGTGCAAACCATACACAAGGTTCGTAAGTATTTGATTTGGCATCTTTACGAATGAACGAAGAATCTACCCAGCAATAGATATGATGAGGTATATTCCCCGATCCTGTGTATAGCATTAACAGTCCTTTATTATTGAATTATAATACATTTTGTAGAAAATTTTCTGTTGCAACTTTCCACGTCCATTTCTTAGATGATTCATATACTGCTGTACGGTTCTTTTTTAATGCACACTCAACAGCAACGTCCAAATCGTCTGACATTTTACCGTTGTATATATCTATAACTTCTCTGGGGCCCGGTTGAGGATATGCAGCAATAGGAGTTCCACACGCAATAGCTTCCAGTAATACTATACCAAACGTATCTTCTTTAGAAGGAAACACGAAGCATTGAGCTTTTGCATATGCAAGTCTTAGAGCGTCATCAGTCAGTTTACCGGTATAGATTATCTCTGGATATTTTTTCTTGAGCTCTTCTAAATAAGGTCCATCACCAACTAAGACTTTATTAGGATAGGCTAACTGACAGAAGGCATCTAAGTTTTTCTCTTTTGATACTCGAGATACACATACGATATATTTATTAGTTTCTGACTCGGGGTAAAATTCTGTTGGATCAACTCCGCGTGTCCACACTTTAACGTTTTTAAATCTTTTTGAAACCAGAAACTCTCGCATTCCTTCAGTAGGAACCATTACGCATTTAGATTTACTATGAAACCAACGAAAATAGAAGTAGAAAAACTTCGCTGGTATCTTTGTGATCTTTTCAATAAACTCTGGGAATTTGGTATGATAACAGGTGGTGAATGGATACTTCTTCCATTCTAGATACAGTCTTGCAAACAACCCCATAGGACCTTCTGTCGCAATATGTATAAACGTACCATCTGTATGACTATCTAAAATTGGTTTAATTTTCCAAGGCTGCAAAGCTATTAGGATCTCTTTATACCCTGGTAAAGCAATTCTCTTGCCTCCCCGGCTAGAATCAAACATATTGACTTGATAGCCGATGTTACGCAGTTGCTTAATAGTATTTTTATATGTTGTTACGACACCATTTACCTGATCTGTATCAGTATCACTTATAATTGTAATTTTTGCCATGTCAGAATTTCCCAGCGCCCGTCATCATGCTCTACTAAAGCTGTACACGATTCAACCCAATCGCCGTCGTTCATGTAGATAATTCCATTTACATTTTTAATTTCAGCATTATGAATATGTCCACAGATTACACCATCATAATTTTTTCTTTTGGCATATGCAGTAATGGTTTTTTCAAACTGAAACATAAAGTCAACAGCTTTTTTGACCTTATGCTTTAGCCATTTACTCAGAGACCAATAACCAAATCCAAGCCTATGACGAATCCAATTAAAACGACTATTTAAATTGAGTACAAAATCATATGCTCTGTCACCAAGAAAACTTAACCAAGGAGCAAGGCGAGTAATGCCATCAAAAAGGTCACCATGAACAACCATATACTTTTTGCCATCAACACCCATATGGGCAATTTGATTGCATATTTCAATCTTACCAAAACTTACGCCATACGGAATCATTGGTCTGAGGAATTCATCGTGATTGCCGGCAACATAGACTACACGTGTGCCATGCTTAGCGAAACCTAAGACTCTTCTGACCACTTTAGTATGTGACTGTTTCCATTTTAAACGATTTTGTTGTATTTTCCATGCGTCAATAATATCACCAACTAAGTATAAAGTATCACACGAGTTGTGTTTAAGGAAATTATTCAAAAGATCGGCTTTACAATCTTTTGTTCCTAAGTGAATATCACTAATGAAAATGGTTTTATATTTCATATCTTACAAGAATCGCAATCCTCATCATCAAGTTGCCCCTGTACAAGTTGTTTGGGTTCTTCCATTTCACCAGCTCCGTCAAAAGTGTTGAAGTAATACAATGTCTTACCGCCATATTTATAGTGCATTAAAATATGTTTGATCATCTCAGACATTGGAATTTTCTCATCCTCATAGTGTCGAGGATTATAAGAAGTGTTGACCGAGATTGCCTGATCGATAAATTTCTGTAGGACGGCCGTAATCTTGAGATAGCCTTCTGGAGATTTTTGATCCCATATCAACTCATATTTATTCTTTAGCCGTTTTAACTCCGGAACAACTTGCTTGAGTACACCATCTTTCGATTGCTTGATCGAGATGAGAGCACGAGGTGGTTCGATGCCATTGGTCGAGTTCGAGATCTGCGCAGATGTCTCTGCCGGCATGAGAGCCATGAGTGTCGAGTTACGAATGCCGGATGACAATGCTCGACTCGACAATACACTCCATGGCATCTTATAGTTCGGAGCTACAAGTTCATCAACTTCTTTTTTATAAGTGTTGATTGGCATAGTACCGCGCGCATACTTTGTCTGATGAGCAAGAGGACAAGAACCTACTTCTTCAGCAAGGTCGATCGAGGCCTTGATAAGATAGTAGCTCCATGCTTCAGCATACTCGTGAACCAAATCCAGGTTTGGATGAGAATAATTGCTATCATTACGAGCCAACCAATAAGCAAAATTAATGATACCGATGCCAAGAGGACGGCGGCCGCGAGTACCAATAGCAGCGGCTCGAACAGGATAGTCCTGATAATCCAGTAGGGCATCAAGAGCGCGTACTGCAAGGGTGCATGGCTTTTCGAAATCTGCTGGCTTCTTAATCTTTCCCCAATTGATTGCAGCAAGAGTGCAAAGACTGATTTCTCCTGACTCATCATGAATATCCTTTAACGGTGTAGTTGGTAATGTAATCTCACAACAAAGATTGCTCATCTTAATTGGTGCTGCATCAGTAAACGAACCATGCTCATTGCAATGGTCGACATTCATTAGATAGATTCTCCCGGTATCTTTTCTCTCGGTAACGAATGTTGAGAAGAGATCGATCGCAGGAATCGTTTTCTTTCTAATCTTACTGCGTTCGTACTTTTCATAGAGCTCTCTAAAGTCTTCAGTGCTTTTGTAAAATGCTTGATAAAGATCCGGAACATCACCAGGCGAGAAGAGAGTGATATTACCTCCAGACAAAAGTCTTTCATACATTACCTTGTTAAATTGCACGCCATAATCAAGATGACGAATGCGATTATCTTCTGTGCCCTTATTGTTCTTTAGGACAAGAATATCTTCAACTTCGTAATGCCAAAGGGGGTAATAGAGAGTCGCTGCTCCACCGCGGACACCGCCTTGGCTACAAGATTTAACAGCAGATTGAAAATGCTTCCAGAAAGGAATAACGCCAGTGTGAGAAGCATCACCGTTGCGTATAGGAGATCCAATAGCCCTAATAGAACCGCCGCCAATACCAATCCCGGCTTTTTGAGAAACGTACTTAACAATTGCAGAAGCTGTCGCATTTATTGAGTCCAACGAGTCGTCAGTTTCGATAAGTACGCACGAACTAAACTGACGTTGAGGTGAGCGCACGCCTGCCATAATAGGAGTAGGAAGACTAATGTCAAATTTACTAATAGCATCATAAAGGTCCTTTACCCATTTTGTTCGGTCTTTAGTGTAATTTTGGAAGAGAGTCATGGCAATCAACATGAATGCCATTTGTGGTGTTTCGTAGAACTTATTCGTCACACGATTCTTAATCAGATATTTGCCGCGAAACTGTTCCATGGCAGCGTACGTGAGTAGATTATCGCGGTCATGGTCAATATATTTTTCAAGTTCATCGAACTCTTCTACAGAGTATACATCACCTATTTCTTTATCATAATAACCCTCATCGCGTACGCGAATGTAATGCTTTAGAAGTGGTTCAGGATTGTACGTATTATAGACTTGCTTACGAAGATTATAGTTGATCAGACGACCAGCCACATACTGATAGTTCGGTTCGTCTTCTGTAATAAGTTCTGCTGCAGCTTTGATCAGAGTCTCTTGAATATCAGAAGACTTAATCTTATCGTAAAATTGAATTTGAGTTTTAATTTCAAGATCTGAAACAGATACGCCGCTTAAACCTTCACACGCATACAGCGCAACCTTATGAAATTTATTAATATCGAGCGGTTCGCGAGTTCCATCACGTTTCGTTACTGTTATCATCTGACCTCTTTCTTAAACCAATTTTACCGTCATCATAAACTGTCCATACTAATTCGGTGGCGCAATCCCAACCCATTTCTTCCATGAGTTCATCTGATAGCTCTATGTATAATTCACCGTCTTCAGTTTCTTTCACTACTGCTCTGTTATATTTCATGGCAGTTTACTCACAAAATCATCCCATGTCTTAATACCTTCAAGTCCTTTGACAATATCAGGGAATTGTTGGCTAATAATCCACCAGCATTGTTGCGCAACAATGCGATGTTCTTTCTGAGTTGCCTTGTCCATACGCAATTCACAATAGTGAACCCACGAACGAAGAGAACCAGACATAATCATAACCGATTCAGTCATGCCTTCTGGTAGAACTGCGCGCGCCTGTTCCTTAGCAATGCCGTTTTCTATTGCCCAGTTATAAGTGTCTTTTGCTGCATAAAGGGCATATTCTTGCATTGCTTGCCATTCTTCTGCAAGTCGGTTTTGATCTTCATGAAGTTCTACTGAGTTTTGGCGGTTCTTGGCATCTTGAAGCCTGGCTTCTCTCTTAACAAATCCAAGGTCAACTGTAGGATTAGCGTATCTCTGAGAATATTCTTGGAATGAGAACGAGCGGTGCCGGAGAATTTGTCGAGCAATGTCTCGAGTAGTTTTGATTTCCATTGCAATGTGAACCATCTCCAACGGAGACCAATGTTTGTTCTGGATTAGATATTGTACAAGCTTCGAAGCCGTAGCAGTATTATTCTGATTGCTGGGATTTGATACGCGTGCTGTCCAAGCAATCAACTCATTTGCGGTCTTACAACCAGTGTGCTCTTCGTTCGGTTGTGTAATACCAATTAAATTCACTTCACTCATTATTAATTATCCCCGTGGCAAATTTCATCACTTACTGTAGTCTTGAAAACGTTTGGATACACACCATGAATTATCAGAATAAGTGCCCAGCGTGAGCATCGATAAAGATGCTTAAAGTATCCAATATTGTTTTCTTTGAGGTGATTCATTTTATGCCTTGTGATCGCTCATATATGATGATTCATACGAAGCAATAGCTCCAAGCTTGTCAGTAATTTCAGCAAGAGCCATGAACTTAGACTCGAGTTCAGCCATAAAGTTAGTGTGTTCCGGAATTACTCGAGGGCTATCAAGCATCAAGTCAATCTCAGCAATTACCACTGCCTGTTCACCGAGCAGTTTCGCTTGCAAAGCCGTCATAAGATTTTTCTTCATAGTCATTGTCCTTCTTGTTGTGTTACTTCAAAGTGTTTAACTTTTTGGAATTGAGAAATATTCACGTATCCATTTGACTTTAGTTCATTTACACGAGCAAGAGCATCATAGTACTCAACATACTGGCCGTCATTGTACCACCAGAAGTAATCCCATGGCGCCCAAGCGCGAACATCACGTCGGTACTCTACTAACCAATGTTTACCAGTTCGAAAGATACGGAGTTTCTTTATCAAAATCTTTTGATACTCCATTCCGAATTCATTGTCTACTAGTTCAGTCATTTGCTTTCCTTAGCGGTCTTTTCTCCACAATGCAAAGTGTAATTTTGCAGTGGGTCCTGAGTAATTGCATTCATCTAAAATTCCTTTAATATATTCTGGTTTCATACCAGATAAGATCATATCATTGACATCTTTGTATTCAATGTCTGATGGCCAAATCACGACACGATAACCTGCATCAATCGCCTTTTGCATTCTCTTGATTGTATCTGAATGCCGCGGCTCATTATCAAATACTACCACAATTTTGTCTTTAAGTAAACCGGTTTGTTCGATTTGTGCAGAAAGATCTCCACCTGCCGCAGCCATAGCGTTCGGTAAGAACATCGAATCGATCGGTCCTTCTAGTAGATATATATCTTTGGACTCATCGATCGTATCAAGTCCAAATACTTTTGGTTTGGTTTCGTCGAGCATGATAGTGATATATCGAACGCCGTCTTTTCGAAAAGATCTTCCTTGAAAACCAAAGAGATTCTTTTCCTGATCAAGAAAAGGCATGATCAGACGAGGCTCGTCCTTCTCTCCTATCTTCATTTTATTCGGAAGCATAGTATTCACCCACGCTCCAAACTTTGGAGCATAGAAGAGTTTATAATGTAGATGGGATGGAATCTGTCGACTATTGACGTATTTTTTAACAGGATGATCTGGATCTAACTGACTTACCTTCTTGAGTTTCGAGAGAGCCGTAGTCTTGACAAAGACTGGAGGTTTCATCTTCTCAGCAAAAGTCTCAACGTCTTTTTGATTACCAGATTCTTTAATATGTTCTTTGACGTATTCAAGATAGAGAGTCGGATCGACCTCTTTCATAAAGTACTTGAACTGCATGCTCGCGCTGCAATTATGGCAATAAAAGCGAATCTTACCTCCTCTTTCGAGAAGATGCCCGCGAGTCTTACGACGATCTTTTTGAGAGTCGCCGCAGATCGGGCAACGAAAGCGATAGACATTGCTATTCACTCTCTGAAATCTCTCGAGACGACCTGAGAGAAGACTAATGTATTTGTGTTCTATCCAAAGCATTATAATTCCAATCTGTTAACTTCATTATACACAGATTGTGATTATTGTACATGTTTAATTTAAGCTAAATCAACCTACACCGAATATAGTTGACCACGGAACGAGAGTAACAATACCGCCTACGATTCCAGATCCACCGATGACTGTCCACATCCATTTTTCCATGGTAGTGATTCGTTCGCTCAGAATATTATGCTGAGTTGTTGACTCGGCTCTCATTTCTTTAATTTCTTTCATGAGTTCGTCGTACTGATCGTCGATGCTCTCTTTCAGCTCGCGCTCACCTGAAGAAATTCTTTCGTGTAATAACTGGACCTTGTCTTCTGTTTCCACTCTACGCGCTTCCACTAAATTTGATAGTTGTTTACTGATGATTTCCTGGGTAGTCAACTTAGTTTCGTGGACAGCAAGAAGACTCGACACGCTACTTGAAATATCAGTGAGTTTATCGATGGTGGTATCCAAACGACTAACAAGCGTATTGACGACTGCCATATCTCTATTCAGATACGACACCTCTTCAGCTAGCTTGTTGATCGATGGTGTTGCCATTACTCAGTAGGTTCCGTGCCAGCTTTGAGTGCAAGAGCTGCACCGCCTGCTGCAAGTACTGCACCTAAACCGATACCCCATGTTGATGCATCAAATTCTGCACCACGATAGATATCATAAATCGAAAGACCAAAGAAAATCATTACTCCTTTGGCCCATAAGATTCGACCTAAATCAAGCGTCTTATTATCTTTTCCAGTAAAAGTCTGGAAAATAAGATCCTTTAGTTTCTTAAACATATGAGACTCCGTAAATGGACGAAATCATAATTTAGAAAGGACCGTGATCCTCGTCGCTATCTTTGTATTTATTGATTGCAGCCATCATCTTAATTTCATTTTCTGTTTCAATCGATTCAGCTTGCGCATTAATCACATGAGATTCTGCAACAGTCTTATGATCTGTCTTACCAAGTTCTTGTGTCTTAACATTCGGATCAAATTCAGCTGTCTTCATTCCCATCATCGTCGCGAATGCACCAACAAAGGCACCAATAATCATAGAGAAAGCAGGACCAATAATCTTAAATATCTCGTTGTTATCAATAACATGATTTGGCATAAAGAGGCCAATAAGGAAGATAGCAACGACTGCCATCATAATAGATGATAAAACTAAAGTTACCATCTTCATGATTGTCAGTTGGATCTTGCCTTTTTCGAGCTCGAGTTGCTCGAAGCTAGTGATCGGAGGTGACGAGAAAAAAGACAGCAGATTCATTTCTTCTTTCTACCTTTGCTTTCTTTTCTTTTCGCGGTAGCAACAACATCGGTTACTTCTTCTTTTACGCGATTTACGCTAGCTATAACTTCTTTAACTTCTTCTGCGACTTTATTGAATTCTTTGCCTTTCACAGCAGCCACAACATCACCAACTTGATTAATAGTTTCTTTCGCGGTAGCAACAACGTCGGTTACTTCTTTTGTGACTTCGTTAATTTTTTCATTTGCTTCTTTAAAATTGTTTTCGGCGATGGCGCGCGCGAGTTCGAAATCTTCTGCTGTTACTTTATTATCTTTATTCAGGTCTGCTGTTTTCATGAACCAACTGAACCAACCTTTAATTTTTTCCCACATATAAATCTCCGTTATTTTCTATTTGATGTTGATGCTAATTTGCGTGCTACACTTCCAGGAAGCCCGTCTTTTGAAAGATTAAGAAGCCCGAGTGCAGCGATCAATAATAGCAAACCGCGCGTATCATCTTTATTACCGCTGCTCGCTCTATTTAAAGAGTTAGCAATGATCGTAATGACACTGTCATTTGAATTGTCTTCTTCTGGCTCGTCTTTAAACTTTTTCATTTCTTTTTATTTTCTTTTGCCATGGCATCAACAGCTTCTTTATTTAAGATAATCCATTGCTGGAGTTGACTGAGCTGTTCGGCGTTGGCTTGGCATTTCGAATAGTTTCCGATGATGGCAAGGAGGGCTGTAGTGTCTGTAATTCCTGAGGGGCTCGCATCAGAAGCTCTGGTGGAGTCGGCATCACCGGATGTGGCACTAAGGTCGTGCGTGTACACCCAGCCATTAGACATATCGTGCTGAGTAGGAACAGAGTCTTTAACGATGTCGCGATATACATATTCTTTCTCTCTAATTGTGTTAACTCTATCAACGTATTTAGTCACTACCTGAGTAGAAATTGCAGAATTCTTCCTCTCCAATTCCGCGACTTGCTCACTCTTCTGTGCAGAGAAGCGAGCCAATTCGGCTTCAGCATATGCAGATCCTTTCATATAGCCAAAAATGAATACACCAACCAGAGCCGCGCCGATGGCAAGCAGTTTATATGGTAGTGGTATCATTCCTAACATATTATTTCTTCATGAATCGATTGAAAGACATGACGTTTTTCTTTTTCTTATTTACCGGTGGTTCGCCTTGTAGACCAGCTACATTGCCAGCACCTACCGAATTGGTTGCTACTTCTTCTGGTAAACCTTTTTTGCGACGCATCGCAGCAGTGAAATGATCTGGTGTTCCAGTATCTGGATCCATTTTTAACTTGACGCCAGCTTTCATCGCTTTCGCCTGATTCTTTTTAGCCATGTCTACGGCTTCGCTCATCTCCGTTGCCATATAGTCAGCAGCTGTCTGGATGTAATCATAAGCAAGTGTAATCTTTGATTGAACCCATTCAGGAAGATCTGTGCTTGGCTCGAGCATATCATGAAGTTGTTCTGCATGATTCATAATACCCTTCAGCTGAGACATGACCATCTCGCCTTCGTAACCATACTCTCTTGAATCTTTTGCTTCACCAAGTCTCTTGATAAGATCTTCCATATCTCTAGCCTTTTTCGATACTCTTGTACGTCTAGGGGTTTCATGTCCACAAAGCCCACACTTATAGTTGCCATTTTTAACTGTATGTGGAGTAGTACGTCCATTAGTTTGATCACTGCAACTGGGACAATATTTTTGTATAGCCATTAAATCTTCCTTAATTTCTGTACTATTTTCTCATCCATCACAATATCGTCGGTCAGAATAGTCTTATTATCGGCACCAATATTCAATATTTTTTCTGGAAGTCTTCCTAATAAAATAATAAATGGCTTCAACATATGATGATAGCCTTCTAACTTAAAGAATATCAATCTTGTGGCTTCGTTACCAAATACATTATACAAAACAACGAGATGATTGACGATTAATCTATCTTTCAATTCTCCAGATTCTTCATAGCGATTGAATAATCTTTTAATATATTTAAATCGGGCTAAATCTTCGTAGAATTCAAGATCCTCAAAACATTGTGGATTATCATAACACTTAGCAGCATATATCAAGAAATTCGAATCATCAAGTTTTTCAATCATTAGGCGTTTCTTACTTTCACATCCCCTGCCGCAGTATAGTATAGTTGACCGAGTGCAACACCGCCGGTATTTGCGGCGGTGTTATTTGCATATGGACCTTGTACGATAGCTTTACGAAGTGTGGATAATGTAGCAGACACTGTCGTGTTCGCGGAGATATCCTCGATAATGAAGATATCTCCGCTCGCGATCGACGTGTTGGCCGTGCCAATCGAAGTCAGTTCAGTTATTTTCTTGGCACGATCACTCATATATTATCCTTATGCGTCTGGCAAGATTGCGTCGTCAGATGCGTCACTCGAGAAGTTTCCACCCATTGCAACGAGTGTTTCGTACTGAACACGACCTGCACGACCGCCACTCCCGACTGTGCGAAGTACCCAACCTGTATGTGCTGCACCGTCGATAGCACCGAAGCCAGTCAGAACAGCCTCAGCTGTTGCAGTATCACCAGTAATGGTGTGTGTTTCAGCAGATGAAAGGTTACGAGTATCTGTCAAATCAATCGCATCGCCGTTTCGAGCAGTTGCAAGTTTGATTGCTGTCGTATTTGCAGCTTGTACAAAGAAGAACGTATTGCCCGTAAGCGGAGCAATCGCAGTGTTATTAGTTGGAACACCGTAGAAGACTCTATCTCCAACAGCAAACTTAGAGTTGGCAGTTGCAATGAGCAACGCATCAGCAGTATTACTGAAACCCTGCGTGTTCGATGTGATATTAATCGAAGCAGGTGCCGCAATTGTCACCGCTGGACGCGATGTATATCCACGAATTGTTGCGTTTGCAGTCACTGCCGTGATACGGCCGAGTGTCTGTGTCGAGTTAGCAGCAAGTGTATTTGCACCACCTGTTGTGTTAGCAACAGTCACTGCAGCATTTGCTCCATAACCTGAACCGCCGCTCGTAATCACATACTGTGCGACTGCTACGTTGGCAACTGCAAGTGAAACTTCGTTCACATCAAGAGCAAATTGGCCGACTGCTTCGCCAGCAGTAAATGCACCGATCGTGGTGTTACCAAACAACAAAGCTTGATTTACTGAGTTAGGTGTTAAGTTGACTGCACCGGTGGCCCATAGGACCGAGTTTGCAGCATCGTCTGTATTGCCCCATTGAGCCATCTTGGTTTCTCCTAAAGATTCTTTGTTTTATTTATCATTCTTCGGATGTAAGCATATCAATCATATATGCTGACATTTTTTTATTAAACTTTTTTGGTTGACCGTTATGAATAACAGTACCTTCTTCCATTTGCACAACTTCTAGTAAAGGCGCAGCTTCTTCACTTTCAACGACAGCTTCAACTTTTGGTAAAGTTTCAGCAACCTTATTTTTTACTATAAAAGTTCCGACATTAATTGCCATATTACACCTATACGTGTTTCATCAGGTTTTCATGAGAGTGACCTACAAATTTCTGAAAGTCTTCTTTCTCATTCGGCTTCATACCAGCATACTTCGTCAAGATCTTTGCGGCATGTGTTCCTGAAACTTCTTTCGAATCGCCGTGCGTAAAGTGAATTTTAGATCCACCCAACATCGATGTCTTCGCCTTCGACAACTGATTCATGATGTGCTGTCCAGCTTCAACCTTTGGCTTCTCAAGAATACCGTTCTTCTGAAGGACTTCGATCGTCTTCATATGCGCAGGATTATTGTGCATTAACTTTTCTTTAGTTTTCGGATGGATCGTAAAGTCCTTGGCACCAGCCTTTCTTGGACGACCGCGTGCTTCAGTGATTTCTACTTCTTCGAATGTCTCATCATTCAGCGAATCAACAAAATCTTGCTCTTCCTTCGTTAACTTGCTAACTGCAGTCGCAATGCCTTTTTGACGCTTTGCGATAGTGTCAAAGTTTTTCTTTGATTTTTCATCAGCAGCAATTTTCAATCCGGCAGTTACGCCTTGTGTGCTCATGCGATCTGCCGCCTTATTAATATAACGACCCATCGTTGCCTTTGAGAGTTCGTCGATCTGCTCAGCTTCTTCATTGGTAGCTGCTACCTTAGGTGCTTCCATTCCATATTTGCCAGGATTCAATTTTTTAGTTGCAAGCTTTCTACCAACATCCCGGTTCTTGTCACCTTTAAAAGTGCCACGCTGTTGATATGTGTCTAAGATTCCCCCGGGCTTCTTCGAAAGTTCATCGATCTGCTCAGCTTCTTCCTTACGAAGTTGATTGATTAGTTTTAACGACTTGCGACCGTGTCCCTGATTGAATAGAACGGTTTCAACATCCTTGTCGGACATGTTTTTTCTATTAGCTGTATTGGCCATTCTACGAGCCGCTTCGGGCTTAATCATCTTTTGCGGAACTTTAGCCGGAGCGGAATATGTATTGCTCAATTCATCGATCTGCTCAGCTTCTTCTTTGATATTAATTCTTTTGTTCTTACCATGATGCCATCTAATACCAGATTTCCATTCAGCAGCCGAAATGCCCTTTGGGTGCTTTTCACTTTTCTTTGAACCGTGCATCTGAGAATGGGTATACCAGCCATCATCCTCTTCGTCAAGCATATTTTTACCCAACTTAGTACGAACTGCCTTCGCCAACTTCGATGCATCGACACCAAAATCGTTGGCAGCCGAACGAACGTGACTCTTACGAATGTTGTCGCCATAACGCTTTTGAAGATGAGCAACGATCTTTGCAGTTTCATCGATCTGTCCAGCGGTGTCGCACTGCCCGCAGCATTCAGGAGTTCCGCAATTATTATGCTCCGCTTCTTC